ATCTTCGAATCTTTCTCCTGGCTCAGTATCTCGGCCGGCATGCGGGTCCGAAACCGCGCCTGGCTTGGCAACACGGCGGATCTCGTTGCGGGTTCGGTGGTGAGCTGCAAGGTCAGGATGCACCCGCATCTTGTCATCCGCGGCAAGGTCACCGGCGCGAGCAACAACCCGATTGTTCAAGGGAATATCGGCTGGGGCATCAACTTTGCGCTGGGCGCCGGACCGGGTGCCAACTTGGTTTCGACGTTCTCGTTCGACGCCGCGACGGTCAATGCCACGCTCGGTTCGCTGCCCTTCAAGATTTACGGGCTCGTTCAGCCGCCGGCATCCGACCCGGCATCCCTCAACAACGACATTCTGGCCGTGTTCAACGCTTCGGTCGTCCCGTAAACGCCGGTTGACGAAAATGAAACATCAGCCGGGCGAACCGACAGATTTCGAGAGCTTCCTTATCTGGGAAGCATTGGTCTCGATTCTGTCCTATGACCCGGCAACCGGGGAATTCCGGTGGCGCCAAACGACACGCAATGGCTGGGTCGGGAAGATTGCCGGTACAGTAGACATTCGGGAATATGCGGGTTACCGGCGTATCGAAATCTTGGGTCGATCATTTTACGCAGCTCGGCTTGCTTGGTTCTACATGACCAAGAAGTGGCCAGCGCGGCTTGTGGATCACAAGAATGGCATCCCTGCCGATGATCAATGGGAAAATTTGCGGCAAGCCGATCGCGTGCAGAACGGTCACAATCGTAAGATTTCCAAGAAAAACAAAAGCGGCATGACCGGAGTATATGAAACTCGCCCTGGAAAATGGGTAGCTACAGTCAGGATGAACTGGAAAAGAATTCATCTTGGCACCTTCAATTCCTTCGACGAGGCCGTGAAAGCCCGCCAGACATTCAATGTCGAGTGTCTCGGTGATTTTGTCAGGAGTGCCTGAACTTGGCGATAACTCGCGGGTCAGAACGTGACCTTCTCCTTCCAGGCCTCGCCGGCGTCGAAGGGAAATACCCACAGATTGTTCGGCAATGGCCGGGCGTCTTCAACCATGGCAATTCGAAGATGGCCATGGAGCGCATCGCCGAAATGCGCTACACGGGCCTCGCCCAACTGAAGGCTGAAGGCGGTGCCACCGTCTTCGACAACGCACCCGGCGAGCGCTTTGTCTGGCAGATCGAGCACAACAGCTACGGGCTCGGTGTCGCCATCACCCGAGAGGCGATGGATGACAACCTCTACAAGGATCACTTCGGCCCGATGGCGATGGGCTTGGGCGAGTCCTTCGCTCAGACCGAGGAAATCGTCCACGCGAACGTCATCAACACATCGACGACCGCCAATCCGTCGATCATGGGTGACTCGCAGCCGCTGGCCTCGACGGCGCATCCGATCGACAACGGCGTCTATGCCAACCGGCCATCGCCGGACCTCGATTTGAACGAGGCGGCCATCGAATATGGCTTGCAGCAAATTCGCGTTTTCCCGTCCCAGGCCGGCATGCGTATGCTGGCGCGCGGCCGGAAGATGTTCGGCCCGATCGCGCTCGAGTTCACCATGGAGCGCTTGACCAAGGCCGAGCTGCGGCCAGGCACCGACACCAACGACATCACCGCGTTCCTGTCGTCGGGCGGCCTGCCGGAAGGCTATGTGGTCCTCGATTACCTGACCTCGCCCTATCTCTGGGGCATGCTGTCGACGATCAAAGGCCTCGTCTCCTACACCCGCGTGCCGTTCGAACTGGACATGCAGGTCGACCCGGTGACCGGCAACCTGATGATCATCGGCTATCAGCGGTTCGGCACGGGCTGGAAGAACCCGCGCGGCGTCTGGATTTCAGCCCCGACCGCGTAAGGCAAGATCATGATTGTTGTCGGCGCCTTTGCGGAGACTGCGGCAGCGCTTATGGACGCGATCGCTCCTGGCGATGTTGCAGGCGATAAGATCAAGGCGCTGGCCCTGTACGAGAAACTTGCTGAAACGGATGAGGCAACGAAGCGGTTGGCCGAGTGGGATGAGCAGCCGAAGGGCGATCCCAAGCTTGAGGCTGCGCGACGTGCCATTCTGCCCGGCATGCTCCTTGTCGAATCGCTGTATCTCCAAATCGTTCGGCAATGGCCGGCGATTTTCCAGCGCAAGACGCCAAAAGACCCTGATGAGGTGGAGAAGTTCCCGGAGGTTTCCGGTCCGCATCTCCCTCAGATACGCCCGCGGGGGGCCCCGGCCGCTCAGGACAATGCCGTCGGAGAGCGGTACGTCTATATGTCTGAGCGCAATGATATAGCGCTTGGGACCAAGTTCTGCGGTGATCTGTTCGAAGCCGGATTCCCTGCGCAGATGATCGCGACCATGGCCATGGGGATCGCTGAATCGTTCGTCCAGGCCGAGGAAATCCGGCATGCGAACGTGCTGGCGACCGGCCGGCATTACGGCCCTTATGTTGCCGGTGATGGAGAGCCGCTGTTTTCAGCTAAGCACCCCTATGATGGTGGCGTTTATTCGAACGTGCTAGAGCCGCCGGCCGAGCTTAACGAGGCGGCAGTCGAGTTTGCTGCGGGAGCGATCAGTCTATTGCCAAAAGCCAATGGCCTGAAAGCGCACGCTTATCCGAAGCTACTTGTTGTGCCGATCCGCCAGGAATTCACGGCCCACCGCCTTATGCTCAAGAACAAGGATAGGCCTCGGCGCTACCCACATGGGTATTGCGTGATGGACTATCTGGAGGACCCAGATGCTTGGTTCTTAACGACCTCGCTGCCTGGCCTCTTCAGCATGGAATGGGCACCTTTCCGGTTGGACATGCGCATAGAGAAAAGCACCCTGATCTTGGAAGGGTCGCAGTCCTATACGCCGGGATACAAAGACCCTCGCGCCATCTTCGCAAGTTTCCCCAAAGGGGGCTGATGCCATGACGACTGACGCACGGCCGGGCCCGTTCTCGATCGAAGGACTGAAGCCGCCCATGCTGGGGCCGGTGACGCCCACCGGTGCGCAGCCGGCGATCGGCATCCCCGACAACCCGGACTTCGGCCCGTCTCTCAGTTGGATGGGCTTCGGCATCCGCGATCCGCGCTACCTCCAGCGTATCGGCATGGGGGCGAATGTCGCCGGCGGCTATCCGAACCAGGATTGCGGCTGGCTGCTCTCCGGTCCGGGCGTCATGGTGCTCGACCAGGTGCCGAGCGCGATCCTGGCGAACAACATCGCGACCGTTCAGCACGTCGTCTCCGGCACGCCGATGGTGCTGACGGCAGGCACCGGCCTGACCAAGCTGACCTCAGTATTTTCGGTGCTGCCGACCGGCAATGTCGTTCCGGTCAATGCGCTGGCGATCGACGGCAATCCCGCATGGCAGGGTGCCGGGCAGAGCGGCGCCTTCGCCTTCTTCGATCCGACCAAGGGCATGTCGCGGGTCATCTCCGTCACCGGCGTTGGGGCCGGGGCCGGCGGCGCCTTCAAGATCGTCGGGTACGATGTCTACGGCAATCTCATCCACGAAACCCTGACGCTTGCGGCCGGTGTGAATACCGTCAACACGGTGAAGTGCTACAAGTGGGTGGCCGCGGTCATCCCGCAGTTCACCGATCCGCAGAATGTCACCGTCGGACTCGGCGATGTCTTCGGGCTGCCGCTGTTCTCCGCGACTTGGCCCGGCATGTTCATCTACTGGGGCACGCCGCCTGCGACCCTGATCAGCTCTCCGACCGGTTTCACCGCAGGCGTGACGAGCACCGGAACAGCGACGAGCGGCGACGTTCGGGGTTCGTATGCGGCTCAGTCGTCCGCGAGTGACGGGACCAAGCGGTTCAGTGTTTGGCAGAAGGTGCCTTTCGCCGCCGCAACCGCATCGGGCTACGCCACCGCCGTCAATAATCTGGTGGGCGTCGCCCAGTTCGTCGGATAAAGGCTGCGTAGATGTCGCGGCCGGTAATCCTTACCAAAGCGCTCGCGGCTGCGTCGACCAACAATATCGCGCTGAGCCAAACCCCAGTATCGGGCACGGCCTTTACGCTCAATGGTTCAGCCGTTTCCGGTGGGGTTGCGACGCTCGACACCGCGCGGCGCGTCATCATCACCGCTGGGTCCGAGGCAGCTCCGCGCACGGTTCTGCTGACCGGTACCAACGGCTCCGGCACACCCATCACCGAGACGGTGACGATCCCGGCGACTTCGGCCGGCGCCTATGCGACGTTGCAGGACTTCGCGACGGTCAGCGCGGCGTTGCCCGGCGGCGGCGGCTGGACTGCCGCTGCGACGATCGGGACAAACAGCGTCGGCAGCACGCCCTGGCAGCTCCTCAACAACCACATCACG